CGGGGGCTACGTCTGACATAAGCGTGGCGATTCTACCACATACGTGGTCGTTTACGGGGCGACTGAGCTTTCCACGTTACCGTTCTTACCGCCGATTTGCTGCCGACGAGCGATTTCTGCCGCAACCGGGAGGGCCACGCCATACTTCTTGGCGATCTCGATGATCTTGTCGTCGAAGATCACGAAGTTCTTCGTGCCTTCCCCGGCTGCTCGTGAGCCTTGGTCAAGGTATTGGATGCCCTTGATGCCGGCGTCCTTCAGTTGCTGGGAGGCGATGCCTTCGGTGTGACCAGTGCGGCCATGCGGCATGACGAGCGCCTGATACAGTTCCTCGCCAGTTGTTTGATCCAACGACTTTCGCCACACGTCTTCCGGCAATGGCGATGGCCCCTGCCAGTTTTTACTTTTCGACTTATACCCAAATGGCGCATCAGACTCGCGCAACCAGTTCAGCACCTTCGGACTCTGCTGGCTCAGCGGCTTGTCCCAGTCCAGTAACTCGTCAGGGGAGGCGTGTAGGTTGACTTCGTAGAGTTTCCCGTGCTGTTTTTCGGCTTCCTGAAGCCAGTTCCTTCAGTGCATCTGCGCGGCATCCATCAACTTCTGGTCGTTGGACTCCAACGCTCGCTGTTCCATCGCCGTGATGTCTGACTCATACTTATCGAGCCATTCAGGTAGACGTTGAAGACGATCACGATACGCCTTGGCTGTGGCTTCCTGCTCCGCGAAATACAGCCCATGCCCGTACGCTTGCCCGCCCTCGCCCGTCCCGATCTTCCCGAGGCTGAACTGGTCGAAGTCATGCGGCGAGCCGTGATACGCCTTCAGCGTCTTCGCCCCTAACCCTTCCGCCAGATTCGCCGCTGGGACATCAATCGGTGCCGCTGCGAGTCCCATCACCTGACTCACCGGATCGGCCACCCCAGCCAGTCCCCCAAGCGTCCTGATAGCCTTCTGCGCCCATGAGTCAAGGACGCTGGCATTCGCAGGATTCGCCCAGTCAGGGATGCGATACGGAACGACCGGAGGCATGACTACTCTGCGGCAGCCGGTTCAGGCGCGAGTGCAGCGGCTTGCTCGCTCTGCTCAAGGGCTTGCTGATGCCCCTGATCGCCCTGTTCGAGTGCTTGTTCGTGTCCTACCGCGCCCTGCTGCAAGGCTTGGGCGTGGGCCAGTTGCGCCATGTTCAGTTCATGCGCCCTGTCCAGCGTCCCCTGAATGTGCTCGTGCGTCTGGTCCTTGTCCTTGTGGATCACGTCCAGAATCGCCCCAATCGCCTCCGCGTCCTTCTTGTCCAACGCTTCCGCGAGGCTTCGGGCGTTCTCCGCTCCGACCTTCCCGGCCGCGATGAGCAATTGCGCAGAGATGGCGATCCACTGCTTTTTCAGGTCCGCATCGGTCTTCTGCGCCGCAATCTTCTCCGCTGAGGCGTTGTCCATCTGCGCCTTCTGGAGCATCGCCTGCTGCTTCACCTGATCCGTCTGAATGGCTTGCTGCATCTGCTGGTTCTGCTGCTGCAACTGCTGCATGGCCTGCTGAACCTGAGGCGGTAACCCACCTTCCGGCTGCGGAGGACTCAACAAGTCCGCGATCTCATCCCCAATCGGCCCGAGGTTCTTCAGCTTCACCGCGAGCGACAGCAACTTCGCCGCCGCCGGAGGCCCAGAGACTTGCGCCACCATCGCGACGTTCTGCGTCAACAGGTCGGCATAGTCATTCGCCGCTTCGCGCTCCGAGTCGAAACTAGGGCCAGTGGAGAGCGTCACGTCATGCTCATCCGACCGCCCGAGCGACTTCTCCCCACCTGGCGCTTGGGGGTCGTTGATGCGGACCTGATTGGCTTCGCCCTTCCCGTTCCGTGTCGTCACATCTCGCGCGGTGTCGTAGTAGACATCCAGCACGTCGTTACAGAGCACCCCAACGCGCGTAATCGCCGCCTCGTAGCTATCGACGAAATGGAACGACCCCTGCTGCTCGGCGTCGTGGATCTGCTTGAGAGCGACCCCAGACTTCTCGGTCTGTCGCTGCGCGGCGGTCGGCAGTGGAGAGATGCCCATCGCGGCCTGAATCGCTCTGCGTGCCCCTTCCGCGCCCATCTCCATCGCCTGAATCTCAGGCACATACGGATTGCGCTGCGGCATCTCCGGAGCCTGCCCCGCCGGCATCGAGTCGCTTGCCCCTTCCACCTCAATCACCGCAATCGGCTCGTGCAGCGACTTCTGAAGGTTCAGCAGTTGGTCAGGCTTGAGCGATCCCCTACGGACAAAGTAAGGAACTTTCGGCGTCATCCCGATCAGTTCCGCTTCGGTCGTCCGGTAGTAGCAATACAGCATGTAGGGGTCGCGGGCGAGTCTCACCAGACTCAGAATCTGCCGCTTCGCCCCGGACCCGTCATCGACGTAGAGCACCTTCCCGTAGCAGCAGACCAGCGGAATCGACTTCCCCGGCCATCTGTCAGGAGTTCCAAGCACCTCGAAGCCATTCGTCAGGTAGCTCTTGACGATAGGGACTTCGACCTGGCGCTCTTTATCTGGAGCCACGCCCTTCAGGCTCGCAAAGACTGGATCCTCTTCAAGGTCATCCTCGAAGACCTCGAGATCCATCGGTGTCTGCCCGTCCGGACTCATCCGCTTGTTCTTGAACAGCAGCAGTGTCCGCTTGTCTTCCTCGATGGTCCAGTATTCCGCCAACTGGATGCGCGAGGGCTTCATCCACATCGGCGCACGTTCCGACAACTGCACGTCGAAATCCTGCACCCGCGCCTTCGGAAACTTCTTCCGGTAGTCCTCGTAGCTCCACGTCTCCGTCACCCACGCGAAGCGCATGTCCGAGCCGTCCGGCTTCAAGGCATCGGGGTCGATGGTGACCGTATCTGGATTGACTATCGGCTCAATGACGAGTTCCTGGTTGAACGCCTGCCCCGTTCCGCCACTCTCCAGCGGTGTCGTCGCCCACTGCGACTTGACCCGGCAGAACCCATACCCTCGCTGCACGGTGTTCTCGAACATCGAGGTATACGCCTGCTGGGCGTTGCTCCGATACTCAATCTGCCGGATGAGATCCGCTCTCAGTTCAGCGGTGTCGTCGTTCGCGCCCGATCCGAGCGGCGTGACCTTAATCGCCCGCTTGTGCTGCCGAACGTCGTTGATCAGTTGGTTGGTGTATTGGCCGAGTTCGTCCAAGGACAGGACAGGGCGTCCCGCATCTTCCCGCTGGCGGCGATCCGCATCGTCCCAGGGATTCCCCGAGACATACCGCATATCCGTTGTGGCTTCGGCTCTGATGTCTTGCAACTGGTCGGTGGCGTAGGTCCACCGCTTCAGCATCTCCTCTAACAGCTTTTCGTATTGGCCGTCCTTGACGTCAGGCATCAGTGGATCGTTTCTCCAACCCGCACAGGCTGATAGAGCCAGAAGATCCACTTGTCCATCTGCGTGATGATCTGATCGCGCTCCGCATCATAAGACCGAATCCAACGATGCGAGATGCCGATGCTCATCGCGACTTCCCAGCAATCGAGGATTCCGTGTCGCGCTTCCGCTTCGGCTTGTGCAGGTAGGAGCCTAGGTTCTTATGTGGGTGCGGCACATGCTGCGGCTTGCCCTGCTCTGACCCGACCGCGAAGTCATGCATCTGGTCGTGGGTCATGGACTGCCGCACCTTCTTCGCCATCGGGAAGTCGGCTCCGTGCTCCGCGGCTTGCATCAGGCGCTGCTGAGAACGTGAGACGCTAGGCATACCATCTCCGCTTGCTGTGCTCAGGAGGGTGACCAACCGCCCACCACGCAGGAGGCGCACCGAAGCGAATCCACGGCTGGCCCAACTCCCAGACCGACCAGAACACAATAAAGAAGGTGAGTGACGCGGCGACAACTGCCAGCATAGACCCTCCCGTAAGCGCGACTATTCTACACCCTAACCCCAGCGGGATGGCGGCCGATACGCCGGCAACGCCACCCTGTCAGTTCTGACAGGCGCCGCAAAGGTCAGCGCCAGCGCATCCCCATCATCAGGACTGTCTACCCCTCGCGCCTTCATCTGCTCTTTCGACTCCAGCAGCAGCCGATCCCGGGAGTCGTGCTTGTAACCTGGACCAGTCAGGTCCATCTCCAAGGCTGGCGTCGAGTCTATCGCCCCATGTCTGAGCCAATCTCTCATCTGCCGCCACATGAACGCTCGCATGTTGGCGCACTTGCCGTCCGGGGCTTCTGACCCGAACTGGACATCTACCACATTCGAGTGACCCAGTTGACGCAGGCGGTCCACAATCGGGCCCCCCACCCCGGTCCCATCCACGAAGAGTTGCGCTACGCGCCGGCCGTCGTAGACGCGGCTGAGGATGTCGGCGGCCATAGTGACGAGACGCATCGAATCTCGTGCTTGCTCTCCAGGGATTCGGAGGGCGGGGATAGTCCGCGCATCCTGACCGCGGCGAAACCTGAAAACGCACTCATCTGTGCCACCTCGGGCCACATCAAGTCCGCAGACGAGGGGATCATCAGGAAGCCCAGAGATACCACGTCGCTGCGCTTCAACCACTGTATGAGAGTCGATAAACTGGAGGTCGGACGCGGCAGGAGGCAGACCTCGCACACGGACACGAACGAAGTCGGAGTCCTCTCCATAGTCAGCAATCCATTCCTCTATCTGCTTCTTGTTCGTAAACTTCGAGTTACGGCTGTCAATCACCCACGTCTTCCAGCGGTGCCGGTCCACGCCGAAACACGCCCGGTGAAAGCTCCCTGAGTTGCGCGTGCAGTTGCCGAACAGGAACCAGAACGGCTCCCCGTCAGTCAGCCCACCCTGCGCCACCTCGTGGATCAGATCCGGGACCGCCGAGTCTTCGTCGAAGATATAGAAGCTTGAGCTATCCGCCGCGTGCTGGCCGGCGAAGGCTTCCGAGTTCTCCTCACGGCAGGACTGCGGCGCAACGAACCAACTCTCGCGGTTGCCCTTCATGTAAAGGCGCGTGGTGTTGCACTCGAACCACGAGGCGGTGAGACAGAGCTTGTGCCAATACTGCACAGCCGCCCAGGTCTTCGTGTCCAGCTGGTGGGCGGTGTTGGCAGTGACAGTCCCTCGAGCGTTTGGCCTCGTGGACATGATCCAGAGGACCAGCCACGCTTGAAGCGTTGACTTCCCAATCCCGTGACCGCTCGAGACCGCCGCCCTGACCGGCTCTACGGCGCTCTGGCCGTCGAACTTCCGCTTCGTGACCTCTTCCCCTAACCAACTCAAAAACTCACGCTGCCAGACATCAGGGCCAGTGTGGTCCTGTAGTGGGCCTGGTTCGCCCCATGGGAAGGCCGCGATGACAAACCCGAGCGGGTCGGCGTAAAACTCCCCGATGAAGTCGGCCAGTTCCGCGTGGATCTGCTCAGCGGTTTGCGGCAAGGCGCTTCCGGGCCGCTGCGAGGCGTGGGTTGACGAGTGTCAATTCGCCAGTGATAGTGATTTCCTGCGCCTGTTCCTTGGGCTTGTCCAAGGTTCTGTTGAGCAGGTCGGTAAACGCTTGGGTGCTGGGGTCTTTCGTGAAGATGTAGTAGCGGTTCTCGTCCCCGCTGTTCAGGGCGGCCAGAATCTCGTCGATGTCGTCGGAACGCTTGAAGGTGCCGTCCTTCTGCCGGAGCATCAGATGCTGGATGCCGATGGCGTTGTGCATCTGGGCGTTCAGGAGGGGGCGGATGTTCTTGAGGACTTCTTGGCGCACAAGCTCGCGGCCCTGCTCTTTGGAGATCGTCTCCTTGTGGGGGCCATACTTGGTGCCCTTGGCTGGGCCTGAGTTGGGTCGCTTACCGCCGCGTGGCATCTTGGGCTGAAAGTTCAGAAAGTTCAGCGTAGAGTAACACGGCTAGTGCGCCCCGATCTCTCCGACTCGGGGCCACATCGGCACATCTCACGCCTCAGATG